AGCATCACTGGTATTGAACTTCTTGTTCAGGTCAATCTTTGCCTCTTCCAACTCCTCAGTGGATTCCCTGCGAGCCTTTCGGATATCTTTTTTAGCGGTCTTGATATCCTTTTTCAATTGTTTAGAACGTCTGATTTCGCTTGATTTACTTTTCAGTTTCTTGAGTTTCTTGGCGCGAGCATCATTTCTACCTTTACGAGTCAAGAATCTCTTAGCACCCTTTTTAATCAGGTTACCAATAAGCCCTTCTTCAACATCACCCTCATCATCTTCCAACTCATCAGTGGATTCTGAAATGTCTTGCACATCCAACACATAGATTTTCGAGTATTTTTTGTGACCCGAATCGACGGCAATATAGAAGTCATCATCATAATCACCTTTTCTGAGATCAGCAACTGCCTTCTCAACTCCATCATGAGAAATCGTTAAGACCACATTTGCATCAGGGTGGTTTATGATCTGCTTATCAGTCAACTTGGGCTTCTTCTTACCTTCTCCCAAATCTTCAGTAGATTCTTCCAACTCCTCAACTGATTCAAGTTTCTCTGATTCATCGATGCTATACTTCGACATGAAAAAGTAGCCGCCAGTGTCATTCTTGTCAATAGCAGCCACATGACGGTCTCCATCGAATGGGTGAATCCAGAGGGCATCCCCAGACTTCACCTTGGTCTTAACTGAATGCATCTTACCTCTAATGATGTGCTCCCCGCGACTTTTGGCTTTCGTCCACTTCTTGCTATCAGGTTTGATGTCAAAGATCGATTTCGCTGACTCTTTGACCGGCTTGCCGTCTTTAGAGATGATGCCACGATAACCTTCAGCTTCACGGTCACTCAGGAACTTCTTCGCCTTGTCTAAAGTCATGAACTTGGTCACCTGAATTGGACCGCGCTTACTCTTGGCATATTTAACATGAAAGTCTGGTGTTTGCTCTTCCAACTCCTCAACTGATTCTTCAACAGAGGCATATCCTTTAGCAGCAGGAACCAAAACTTTATCATAGAAGTTCCTTGCTCCACCGATCCAACCCCACCCATCAGTTGACTTCTTGCCACCATGCTTCTTAGCCAAATTGATGAACGCATCAAGACCGGGACCAGAACCCCTATACGATTTCACGGCATCATCAAAAGAGGGGGGATTGGTAAAGTCTTCATCATCAAAGACTTTGTTTGAAGTCAACCACTTATAGGCATCTTTACCCGAAATCTTTGCTGCCTCTTCCAATTCAACGGATTCATTCTTCTCAGGCTTCTCATCATCACCCTTCCAACCAGCATCAATCTCATCAAAGAACTTCTTCTTGTCATCACCCTTAAGTTCAGATGGTGATTTCACACCATACTTTTTCAGAGTGTCATTGAAGAACTTCTGATAGGCTTCCTTGTCGCCGGTGGCTTCTTCAATCGCTTCTACAGACTCCCCAGCCATGATTCGCTTGGCAGTCTCTGCTAGTTTTTTTGTAAGTTCGTCGTTATACATGCTACTATTTAGTTATTTGAGTTTTGAGAGTTGGATAGTCTTCTTTACAGCATCCTTTGGAATATGTGAGACTGCATAGTTACCGGGATCTCTTGGTTCTAGATTGGGGAGCTTCTTGCGATCCAGAACAAGAAGATATCCTTCTCCAGTGTCACGATATGCCACCAGAGCAAAGCGTCCAGCAAGGTGAACATTGTCAGCAACATATGAACCATCAATGTCACTGGTGTTCCCCTTGCCTTTAGATTTTACTGCACCCTTACGAGTCAGCACATTGTATTCAGCACCAGAGATTCCACGATAAACCTCTGACTTGCTGCTCTTGAGTTTATTGAGTTTCTCTGTGATAGTGCGAAGGTCACCTTCTGGTTCCCAGATCAGGAAGTCTTCTACCTTGGATTCGTTAAGGTCAAATCCTTTATATCCAAGTCTTTTATTCATCAACTTGACGGCATCCTTATAGCTCAAGTCTTTTTTTACGTATGCCCATGATGAGCGAATCCCACCACGAACCTTGCCATCATAATTCTGTTTCAGAACCCAGACATAATAACCACCCTCTTCTTTTGGTCTGCCATCAAGTCTACTGTCTCTACCGAATGCATATGTTTTTCCACTTTTTGCTTTTGTGGCAGTCTTCTGATAGACAGAGGCTCCTTCAGAAATATATTCAATGAATGTTTTCATGCTCCCTTGTGTTTCTTCCATAGGTCAGCATCAGTTGTCTTCTGAGTCTTTCCACCAGTGACAAATGAATTCACCCTAGCTAAACCCCACTGTTCAGGAGTAGTGCCGGGTCGATGACCAGTTCTCCATGCACCTACACCCCTCTTATAGACATCCCAGAGAATATCAAAGGCAATTCCACTACCATCTGCCTTATTCTGGACTGCCTTCTTGGGATTTGATTCCGCGAGTTCTGATTCTTCTTTCTTAGTCATCGAACGGTCTTGCCAATCATATGAAACCTTGTCATCAGTGATCGGTCCACCTTTTGCCCATGTGGTGCAAGTGCGAGCAGAGTGACACTTGAAGTGATGCATCCAGCAGTATCCAAGTTCACCATCATCATCAGATGTTTCACCGGGCATACAGTCTTTCATACGAGCACTGATATCAAATGCAACACAATTGGCGCACACTGATTTCTTTGCTGCTTCAACAGAGGTATCCCACTTCTTTGCAATCTTCTCCCAATAGTCACCCGGTTCATCTACATTCAAGGGACCATAGGCAAACTGCTTGGTTGTGGCATCACGGTTCTTTGTGTTGAGTTTTACATCCTGTGTCGCTGGTGGACAAGGGTGTTCTTTTTCGGTAAGATATTCAGTGAATGATTTCATTTCTTTTTCCCATAGAGTTGCTGATACTTCTTTGTGTATCTGGAAGGCTTGGTCTTGGCAGACGCATCACCGGGAGCGGGTTTGTAAGCAGATGGGTCATCTGTTGCTTTCTTTGTCTGCTTCTTGAAGTGAGATGAGCGACTCTTCTTGGTGCTCTTTGCCATCTCATCGCCCTCTGCATCCTTGGCATAGTAACGGTCTGGTCCTTGAAGGTCATCTTCTTCTTTTTCTTCTTCCAATCCAGCTTCACGAGGGTTTCGTGTCCTTCGCTCAAGGTATCTGGTGAGGTCAGGAGTAGGAACGATCTTCGGGCGAACCCCAAACGAGGGGTTCGCCTTGTTTGTTGCCTTGTCCCTCTTGCCGCTAGAAAGATACTCGAAATGTCTGGGATAAGCCTTTGCCAGACCTCTGAGTCCCGCTAGTGTAGTGTTCAGGGCAAGTGCAATATCATCGGCATCCACGGTGTTCTCTCGCTGCCAGAGCTTGATCAACTCCCTTGCCATCTGCTCCTGCTTCGGGTTTGGAGCAGACTCATTCACCGCAAGATTTGCCAGCTTGTCCTTGAGCCGCATCATCATCCGCCTTTTGGTTCCTGAGACTTCCAGCCCATACCGACTCCCATAGTCATCCTCCAGCTTCTTGATCAGACTCCGTGCCTGTTCCTTACTCAAGACCAGCTTGCCCCTTTCCAAAGAAAACCAACCATCCTCCAGACCCAGAACTTCATGTCCCCATGTGGAGGCAGTGGCATCCAGTTCAGATATCTGGGCGTTGCTCAATTTGACTGTGATGGTTCCTCCTGCCTTGGGATCAAGTTTTTCTTCAATGGGTTGAAGGTCATCTTCTTTTTCTTCTTCCAATCCAGCTTCACGACGAGCAGAATAGTATGCAGCAAGTGCCATATCGATTCTCTTCTTCTTGTCCTTACCCTTGAACTGAGGGGCATCAGACTTCACGAAGTCATCAATCCATGTATCAACATCTGCCTTGGGATCAAGTTTCTCTTCGATGGGTTGAAGGTCTTCCAACCAACATTTGAAGGTCACCTTTTCATTATTCTCACAAACCACAAAATTAGGTTTGCGTTCGACCACTCTGAGTTCTACACCCGCCTTTGTGACACGATCACCGACATTGAAGAGTTTACCCTCAGTGTATTGTTCACGGATATCACTTACCTTTGGAAGTGCGATGTGTTTTCGAAAGATAAAGGACTCTTTGAGACCCATACCCTTACGAATGGCATTCAAGAGTTCTTGGACTTCTCCAAAGTTCTTGGGAAGACCAGTGGCGAATAGTTCCAGATCGTTATCCGCTGCTGCGGCACGCATCTTGGATGCTGACATTCCAGAAACACCCTCTGCATCAGGATCTCTTTCACCAGCAGAGATGACCTGAATACCATCCTTGAAGTTGTAGAATCCATCCTTTCTTTCCTTGCCGTTGTATTTGTTCAACAAGAGCTTGAACTCATTCACACGGTCAGAACCAGCAACATAGACGAATTCTGTATACCCTTCCTTGTATGCACGATCAGCAATATGAAGTGCAATCTTGACATTCTTGTCCATGTAGATGTTACGAGCATGTTTTGGAAACATCTTACGCATGAACTTCACCTTGTCATTATAACTCAGTGGATTCTTCTTTGCGTCCTGTGACTGAGAAGGATAAATCTGGTAATCATTCTTACCAGCAACCTTGGCAACCTTATCAATGAGCTTCTGATGCCCAATGGTAGGTGGATTGAAGCGACCGAAGGCAGTCACCAAGGTCTTCTTCTTTTCTTCTGTAAACTGACTGAACGATTTCATTCTTCACTCTTTTTCTTGCCCTTCTCCTGTTCGGCTTTCTTCAACTGAGGAAGGAGCTTCTTGGCAATACGATTAATGCCACCCTGCATCTTATCTAGTTTCTTTTCGATGCGTTCTTGTTCACCAGCAGAAACATCAGCACGGTTTCTACCCTTCAACAGCTTGGTGTATAGAAGGTCTCTTGCTTTCTTCTTGGCACGTTTCTGAAGTGTTTCGGTTGAAGCTTTCTTATTCTTACCCCTCTTGAGAGCACGTTGAATCTTTGCCTTGTTACGCTTGGCAATCTGCGAACGCTTGATACGTTGTGCGCGAGTCAGTGCTTCATCCAACTCCTCAGTGGATTCTGAAATTCCGAGCTTCTTCAATTCTTTGGAAATCTTCCCTTTGAGATCAGTCGCCTTCTTGAAAGCGTGTTTAGGCATCATCCCTTTGTTCTTATAGAGGTTGAAAAAGTCATTGAGGAATGCAGAAGCCGAAGAAAGGTAATCCTTTTCCTTGTTGACCTTAAACCAACCCCAATATTGTTCTGCTTTATTCAAAAAGGACTCACCTTTGAAAGCCTCCTCTTCTAACTCAGTCTCTTCCTTCATCAACCTATCAATCTTGCTCTGAATCATCTTCTTGTATCCCTCGATGCCACCATAGTTCTTGGCAATCTTGGGATCAGGATTCTTGAGAAGTGCTTTCAGATCTGCAATGTCTTCTTGCTTGGATTCGTTAATTTCGTTTCTGATCTCTTTGATTGATTTCATTCTAGTGTTCCCATCCTTTGATGATATCTGGTGAAAAATTGTTCATGGAGAATTCCAGTCTATCCACCAGTTTGACTGCTCCACCACCGATCTTATCGATTGCCACAAATCCTTCCTGACCTGTGACACGAAATCCATTCTTTGTGCGAACGAAGGTATCCAGTTTTTTGAGGTCATCAAGTTTTGCAATGATAAGTTTCTTTGCCACAACTACTGCATTCTGCAATTGAAAAACCAAGTCAAGGTTCTTCTGGTTTTCCGGTGAGAAGAACTTCAGGAATTCATCTCTTCTCTGTTCGACACCAGCCTTACCTTTCTCGGTCTTTCTCTTTTCTGCTTCTTTGGCATATTTATCATTGACCCAAGCAATCATGTTCTGGACATGCTTCTTGGTATTCGTTACCTCTTCACCCCTACGGACATAGGTGTTATTGAATGTCTCAATCGTCTTTGCAAGCTCAGGGTCACCTTCAATCTGACGAAGAGTAGAACCAGAAATCTTCTGGAAGATCTTACCAGCAGTAGAGAGTGCTTTCTGAACCTTTGCAGTATCACTGGAATTCAGGAGTGCTTTACCAGAGATGTCACGAAGACCAGCATCTTGAAACCAGACACTTGGTGTTTGCTTGAGCTTCGATGCATCCACATCATAGGAAGCAGTCATGGACTCAAAGTCTTTACCTGCATATGCAGTATGAAAGACCACACCAAGATTGGCTTTGGAAATCTGTTTACCCAAGGCACTGCTTGCAGGAACCGCATACACAATGGTATTGGGTTGAAAGGTCAGGTAGGATTCACCATCAATGGTTTCTTTCTTCAGGTCACTCTTCGTGAACATGATGTCCCCTTGAATGACTCCCTTGATACCAAGCTTGGGAAGTTCAGCAAGGGCAACTTTCATCTTTGCTGCAAGGTCACCAGACATATCTGCATCAATCTCTGCATCTGTCTTGTAGACCTTTGGCTCCTTGTTAAAGATACCCTTCTTGGCAACAAAGAACTTACCATCTCTTGGATCTTGACCAGCAAAAACAGCAGGAGCACCATCCCACTTCACGGTAATGTCAACCTCCTTGGATGAGTTACCAGCAAGCATATCTCTCAGAGAACGAAGAGCAAGAATAGCTTGGCGAGCACCAGAGACACCACCATAGATTACCTGATCTTCAATATGAGTCATGTGGGTATTCTTACCCACTGCTGCTTCGGAAATGAAGTCAAGGAAGGTGTTCATATCACCAAGGGTCTCCACTGAGTTTAAGAGACGATGCCATCTTTTCAGATTCGAATTTGAATCGAATCTTCATGATTTTCTTGGGACCAGCCTTTACTCCAATAGACTCATTTCCAATTGGCTCAAGTTCAATATCATTCTTAGAAAAAGCAGAAAGCTTATCGTTCTTGAGTGGGTCCATTGTTACTGCCTTATATGGTGCCTTTTTACCTTGTCCAGTAACTTTAACATATGGAGGATAAAGAACTTCAGCGTCCATCCAGTCATCTAAAAGATACTTTTTCAAAGAGGCTTGGTCAAACTGAAGAAGACGCTTTAGGAGGATATCGCGGAACTCTCGCATGGTTGTGACACCAGCTTCGATTGTCTGCTTTTGGATATCCTTATTGGAGCGGATAAATTGTTTCCTCGCTTTGGTTGAGGGAGGAAGGTCAAGTCGTCGGATAGTATCTTCGGTGACATCCTTGAGAGTTGCGGCGAAGGAAGTGTTCAGGCTTCTGTCAATAGTTCCAATGCCGGGATTTTTGAAACCGATATCACCCTTGCTCTTCGTGGCTTTTGCAGATAGACCAAGAAACCCATTAGCAGGACCATCAGCAAATCGAATAAGAACATCAGTGGGATTCTTCTTCTGGTTGACTTCTTGACCAACTGCCTTGGTCATTGAGTTTGGTCTTGCGGTCCACCAGACTTGAGTGGGTTTACCTTTATAACCCGCTTTCTTTGCCCATTTAAGAAAATCAACTGCCATTGCCTCTGCCTTACCTTTGGCATCTTCAACAGCAGCAGGTGAAGCTTGTTTTATTCTTTCTTCAAACTGCCTTCTTGCATCAGCATCAAACCAGCGATTTCCAGCAAGGACGTATCCAACCCAAATTTCATTGATGTCTGCTAGAATTGTGTTGGCAGATTCCGTTAGGTATTCTTTAAAAGATAGCATAGTTCCCATAAATTACAATTGAATTTTAGTGTTACTAGAACTATTTATAATATTTAAAACCTCCAGTTAGTGCTTGAGATTCGCATAGTCAGCATCACCACTTGCCACTGGAGGAGAGTCACTGATGATTCCAGCAGTCGCATTTTCAAGGTCAAAGAGTCTCATGTAGGAACGGTCCACACCAATACAGAACTTCTTGTTTCTCTCTGGGTCATTGTAACGATTCTTCAACTGCTTGATCATCAGTTGATTCTTGTTGGCAAGGTCATCGTTACTGATTGCTGCAATCATGAAGTCAGCAGTTGCTGGAAGACCAAAGGATTCGCTGGTATCTGTCAAGTCAACATCTGAACTTTTGAAACCCTCACGGGTAACCTGAGTAGCAGACCAGACAGGGACATTAAACTCCACGGCAAGACCACGTATCTCCTCTGCAATTGCCTTGACAAAGGAGTAGGTGTTGATGGAACCACCAAGACCACGAACACGACTGGAGGCACATATGTTCAGGTAGTCAATGAAGATGATATCAGGAGCAAAGTTCTTCTTCATCTTCAACTCATTCAGTAGTGCTCGAAAGTGTGCAACATGAGCAGACCCTGTAGGATACTCCTTGATGACTAGCTTACCCTGAGTCTTCTGGCGAATGGAATCAATCTTGGAATCAAAGATCGGTTTCGTGACATTCTCAAGGTCATCCAGAGATATGTCAAAGAGATTCGCATCAATGCGTTCAGCAATCTTTTCCTCTGCCATCTCCATTGTGATATAGAGAACATTCTTACCCTGCTGAAGAGCAGCACCAGCAAAGTGACACATCATCAGACTCTTACCAACACCAGTGCCAGCAAGGATAATGTTCAGTGTCTTTCTTGGTAGACCACCCTTGGTGATGGTATTGAACATCTCAAGGTCAAAGGACTGCTTCTCCTCAACACGATGATATGCTTCATAACGCTCAGTGGCATTCTCAATGTAGTCATGACCAACATTGGTATCAAAGGTCACTGCAAGTGCCTTACTCAAGATATCTGGAATCGCTCCTTCTGCTTTGTCTTTGGTCTTACCATCAATGATTTGAATCGACTCCATGATTGCCAGATATACAGCACGGTCCTTGCACCACTTCTCAGTAGAGTCAAGCAGCCAGTCTTCATTGACATCATCTTCTTGCTTTGAGAGCGACTGTATAGCATCGACAACTTCCTCGACGTTTGCCTTACTGAAGTCTGACTGCTCATACTCGATCTGGATGGCAGATGAGTTTGGAAGCTTGTTGTATTTTGTAATGAAGCGAAGAATCAACTCATAGACAGTGCGAGAAGACCCTTCAAAGTATTCTGGTTTGATATGGGGAATCGCCTTGCGACAGAACGATTCGTTTTGGATTAGGTTTCTAAGAATTAGGGGTGTTAGGTTGCTGCTCATTCTCTACTTGTTCTTCCAAGATGTTGATTAGAATCTTTCCAATTGTGTCCTGCAATTCTAACATATTCTCTGCCTCTTGACAAGCCTTTCCTTTGGGTGGCGTGGTAACTTCAAAGTCAAATGTGAGCTTACACTTGTCTTCCTCATCGTCTTCATTAAAGGTGATCTTTCCAAATGCAAATTCAACATTCTTGAATTCACCTTCAGTGATTTGAATAATGGCAAGACCATTATCTGTGTTCTTTTCTGTGAGTTCGTAGTTTTTCATTTTTTATTTTTTGTGGAGACTGTAATAAATGTCTGCTTTATTTGAGGAGTTCTGGTTCGATTTCATAGACTTCGTTTATATCTATTCCGCGATATTTTATGCCATTTAGCTCGCCTGTTATAGATTTATGATGATGCCCAGCTACTACAATTTTGGGCTTTCTTACTTCTATCATAACTTGTAAGAGGTTTCTGGTAGCAGAATTGTCGTATATTTTATACACATATTCAGCAAAACTTTGAGGTATATCGTGCGCGACTAATATGTTTTTATCGCTTCTCTCCCAAGCCTCAAGGCATTGTTTCATTTGGTTACAGTTAAGTTCTTCATCTTCCCACCAATTGACTTCAGGAGTTCTCCAATCCTTGTCTATGCTATCTGCTCCGCTAACAAAAAATATATCGTCAAATTCTCCGAAATCTCCCATATACCCTTTAATCATGGGAGCTTCGCGCCTTTTGTCGTGGTTCCCGCAGAAAAAATATAGATTATCAGGGAAGTTTTCGTTTAACTCGTTAGAAGAAATGAATCCTACTCCGAAATCCCCCACTTGGATAACCTTATCTTTCGGGTAACGTGTGGCGATAGATTTGGCGAAATGGTGGTCGCCGTGTATGTCTCCTAAAAAAATCATTCTTAATTCATAGTCCAAAAGCAGCAATAGTATGTTCAAATGGATTGCCTTCAATATTCTTCACCAAGTCAAGCATCATCTGAGCAATCTCACGAATCTCTTTCTGAGCTTCCGGTTTGTTTCGCAATCCCTGAAAGTGATAGAATGATCTCCAGTTGAACATCACATCT